AAGAAACCAGAATTAAAAGAAGAAGAAAGAGTCAAACCTGTCATTGTAAATGAAACTTATATTGGCAGTTATATTGATAGTGAATTAGGAGGCAAACACGTCTCTAATAAGAGTTATGAGAAATATTACGGAAAGATGATAAAGCCTACATGGAACTCGAAAACGTAATTTATAAATTACAAAGAGGTCTTCAAAATAGAATTAATCAATTATCTCTGTCTGTTACGACAGGTGGTGTTGACAATATGGAGACATACAAGTATATAATAGGTCAAATTCATGCACTGGAATCAGTGAAACAGGAACTCTCTAGCCTGCTTGAAGATAAGGAGCAAAATGAAGGAACAGTCGTCGACATCAGAAAACCCAAAACTTAGACCGGCTTTACAAGAAAAATACAAAGAAGAAACCGAAAAGCTCCCAAAACCAACAGGATGGAGAATTATTGTTTTGCCATTCAGAATGGATGAAAAAACAAAGGGAGGAATTTTAGTGGGACAAGACACGTTGGACAAACAACAAGTTGCGTCTCAGTGTGGTAATGTACTTGCAATGGGACCACAGTGTTATAAGGATAAAGAACGTTATCCTGATGGTCCGTGGTGCAAGAAGGGAGATTGGGTGATCTTTGCCCGTTATGCAGGATCACGCATACAAATAGAAGGTGGGGAAATCAGGTTGTTGAATGAGGATGAAATTTTGGCAACCGTCAAGAATCCAGAGGATATCTTGCATAAATTTTAATCATAGGAGGAAACTATGCCAGAAGAAAATAAGATAAAGAAAGAGGATCCGAAGGTGGATTTGGATACATCCGGCCCAGAGGTCGATGTAACTTTACCTGAAGACAAGACAGAAGTAGTCACGGAACAGGAACCAGTAAAGGAAGAAACAGTAAAAGAAGTAGCCAAGGAAGAAGTAAAAGAAGAACCAAAAAAAGAAGAAGATACTAAACTTGAGGACTACAGCAAAGGAGTTCAAGCAAGAATTGCCAAGTTGACTCGTAAGATGCGTGAAGCGGAACGAAGAGAAGCCGCTGCAACAGAATACGCTCAAGCTTTGGAATATCGAAGAACACAAGATCAGTCTCGATTTAAAAAAATGGATACTGACTATTGGACCAGATTTGAGAAGAACGTTAAAACTGGAATGGAATCGGCACAAAAAGAATTGGCCGCTGCCATTGAATCAGGAAACGCAGAAGCTCAAGTTGAAGCTAATAAACGGATTGCAACACTTGCATTTGAAAATGCAAAATTGGAACAATCCAAGGAAGCAAAAGAACAGGAAAAACCTGTTCAACTTTCCGACGGTGGAAAATTACCGAAACAAACTCCACAGGAACTTCCTCAACCCGATCCTCAAGCAGAGTCATGGGCGGCTAAAAATGAATGGTTTGGCAAAGATCGAGCCATGACTTTTACTGCTTTTGAACATCATCGAGAACTAGTTGAGCAAGAAGGATATGATCCTAAATCTAGTGACTATTATACGGAAATAGATAAAAGAATAAGAGTTGACTTTCCGCATAAATTTGCTAAAGGTGGAGATGTAGAGCAATCGTCCAAGACCACCAATCAGTTGGTCGCTTCAGCTCAAAGAAGCGTAAAGCCTGGACGCCAAACTGTGAGACTCACTTCTTCACAGGTAGCAATAGCTAAAAAATTAGGAGTGCCACTCGAAGAATATGCGAAACAATTAAAACTCACGAAGGAGGCAAGCATATGAAAAAAGACGATATAAAAGCTTCTCGTGCGAGTCAAACACGGTCAAAGACTGAACGACCAAAAGTGTGGACTCCACCATCATCTCTAGATGCACCCCCTGCACCTGATGGATTCAGGCACAGATGGATACGGTCAGAGAGCTTAGGGTTTCAGGACACTAAGAATATCTCTGGAAGATTAAGATCAGGTTATGAGTTAGTGAGAGCTGACGAATACCCAGATTCTGATTATCCGGTTGTCCATGATGGAAAATACAAGGGGATCATTGGAGTTGGCGGCCTATTGTTGGCTAGGATACCTGAAGAACTCGCGAAGCAAAGAACTGATTATTTTCAGCGTCAAACTGAAGGTCAGACTGAAGCGGTAGATAACGACTTACTGAGGGAACAACATAAGAGTATGCCTATCAATGTTGACAGGCAATCTCGTGTAACCTTCGGTGGTACAAAGAAAAGTTAATTTTTTAACTATTCTCGGGTTAATCCCTATCATCGATTTAAATTAACCGTTTACAGGTAAAACTGTAAACATAAGGAGTAAAACTATGGCTAACAGAAATAGCGCTGGTTTTGGTCTCATTCCTACAAGAGTGCTTGGGCAAACCCCAGCACCTGCAGGATTTGGTCAATACTGGATCGACGCTGGCGATGGTACCGCAATATATAACGGAGAAGCTGTTTACAGCGTAACGGGATCTATATTAGGTGCTCAAGGCTCAGCAACTACTGTAACGTTAGGTGTTTTGCAAGGTGTATTCTACAATGCGGCTACAACTATAAAGCCAACTTGGGTGAATTACTATGCAGGCAGTATTACTCCGGCTAACAGTGAAGATGTCAAAGCGTTTGTTTATGATAATCCTTTTCAAATATATAGATGTGGAACCGATGCAGCAGTAGCAACAACTATTGCTGGGGCTCACGAAAAAATATTTGAAACTTATGGATTCAATACCACTGCAGGAAGTACTGCAACTGGAAAATCATCTGCAACACTAGATATCGGATCAACACACGCAACAAATGATACATGGAAGTTCCTGGGTGTCGCTGAAGATCCTGAAAATGAGGATGTAACAGCAGCTTATTGCTCAGTAAATGTTATTCAGAACTTAAATGAAATCATTGATAGCGCGTAATAGGAGCATATAAACAATGGCAATATCAAGAGCACAGCTAGTCAAAGAACTAGAACCAGGTTTAAATGCACTATTTGGCCTGGAGTACAAACGGTATGAAAATCAGCACGCTGAAATTTATACTGTAGAATCTTCTGACAGAGCTTTCGAAGAGGAAGTTATGTTATCAGGATTCGCTAACGCAGAGGTAAAAGCAGAAGGATCAGGTGTTTCTTTCGACGAAGCACAAGAAACTTACACTGCTCGTTATACTCACGACACAATTGCTTTGGCATTTGCAATCACAGAAGAAGCTATCGAAGATAATCTCTACGATAGACTAGCTTCTAGATACACAAAAGCTTTAGCAAGATCTATGTCCAATGCTAAACAAGTAAAAGCTGCGGCACCTTTGAATAATGGTCTATCTTCGATAGCTACATTCAAAGCAGGTGACACAGTTTCTCTGTTTTCAACTAACCACACAACCGTTAGTGGAACAGCAGTTAAAAATACTTTAACTACGCAAGCAGACTTAAACGAAACATCATTAGAGCAAGGTTTAATCGACATTGCTGGAATGACTGACGAACGTGGATTGAGAGTAGCGGCTAGAGGGATGAAAATGATTGTTCCTTCAGCTAACCAGTTTGCAGCTGAGAGATTGTTAAAATCTCAAGGCAGAACTGGAACAGCAGATAATGATATCAATGCTGTCGTGTCTATGGGAATGATTCCTCAAGGATATAGAGTGAATAATTTCTTAACTGACACAGATAGTTGGTATATTGTTACTGATGTGCCTAACGGTATGAAAATGTTCCAAAGAGCAGCATTAAAAACTGCGATGGAAGGCGATTTCGATACTGGCAACGTTAGATACAAAGCTAGAGAAAGATACTCATTTGGAGTATCCGACTATAGAGGTATCTTCGGCGTTGAAGGTGCGTAATAACTAAATTAATGAGGCCGCCTCAAAACGGCCTCATTTTAAACATAAGGTGAGAATTATGAAAAATTTCCTAGTACAGATACGAGCTTATGGATACTACGCTAAATTTGAAATTTTAGCTGAAGATAACCCTCAATCTATAGAAAAATCAATCCTTGACAAGCTGGGACAAAAGACTGTAAAGTGGGAAAAAGATGGATTTAGTGATTCATTTAGGAACAAATGGATAACCTATGAGGAGGTTATAAATGACCGAAGACCTATACACTATGAAACGGTCCTTGGAACTCGAGTGGCAACAGGAACACCTGAAGGAGGGCAAGTATAATATTAATATGTCTTATATTGATAAAAGAATTCAGGAAATTGTTAAAGAGATTATTGCCAAAGAGTTTGAAGAAGCAACTCGTCTTAAACAAATTAAAGACGCCCAGGCCGAAGTTTCGATAGCCACTTAAGCGCTGTCAAAAATCAACTTTTTACTACAAGATCACTTGCGCCAAATTCAAATTTGGGCTATAGATTAATTACTATACAAATTAATTAGAACGTAGACGAGTATAGTCGACGGCCTAGAGACTACGTTCAGAAACTAGGAGGATTTAATTATGGCAAATACAACTTTTCAAGGAACAGTCAGAGCAGAATCTGGTCTGAAAGTATCCGCGAAAACAGCAGCAACCGGAGCGTACACTGATTATTTTACAGTTAGCTCTGCTGGTGTAACAGTTATAACTGGTGCACTAAAAGCTAATGCTTCTCAAAACTGGTTGGGAATTAAAAAATTTCAATCTTTTGTAGGAACTTTGGCTTCAACAGATGCAGCAACTACCGCTTATGGAGATGGTGATGTTCTGTATGAATTAGGAACTTTAGACACAACTGTCCCTTCAGGACATGTTTCAGGTTCTAAATTCTTTATTGATAAAGCATTAGTTGGTATTACCACAGCAGCAGGTCAAACACTTGTTGGTGGATTATCATTAAGTGCTACGTCAGGTACAGCAACTAATGCGGCTGTTTCATCTGGAACAGAAATTGTTGGTGCAGGAGTTACGACTTTTGAACCACAACTTAGTGCAACACAATCTATAACTGAAATAGATGTTAACTTTAATAATACAGCTGGAAATTATCACATTTTCACACCTTATGTGACAGCTGCTATTGCAAGTAAATATTTGTATGCTTTCAGTACAACTGCAGTTAATGCAGATATTACAGCTGGTAGATTTACAGTATTGTTAGAATACACAGTATACTAACAAATTAATTAACTTTAATAGAGCGGGGGCTTCGGCCCCTTCTCTCTAACAGGAGGAAAAATGGCAGACGCAGTAACAAGTCAAACATTATCTGATGGTGATAGAGTCACAGTAATAAAATTAACAAATCTTTCAGATGGTGGTGGAGAAAGTTCAGTAAAAAAAGTTGATGTTTCAGCTTTGGCAACTTCATCAAGTAATGGTGCAACCCCTTCAAGAGTTAGCATAACTCAAATCTGGTATGATATTGGAGGAATGAGAGTTTCTTTAGAATGGGCTGCTACAACTAATGTTAATATTTTAACCTTAGGAGGAAGTGCAGCAGCAGGCAATGTTTCAGGACATATGGATTTTAGATCTTTTGGTGGAATTAAAAATACCGAAGCATCTGGTGTCGATGGAGATATTGACTTAACAACTTCAGGGCACACTAACTTAGACCATTATAGTATTATTTTAGAGCTGAAGAAAAAATATACATAGGAGGTAGCAAATGGCTAATACTACTTCTGGAACAGTCACTTTCGACAAGACTTTCGCCGTTGATGAAATTATAGATGAAGCTTATGAACGGATTGGTCTGCAATCTGTTAGTGGATTTCAATTAAAAACAGCAAGAAGAACTTTAAACATTCTTTTTCAAGAATGGGGCAATAGAGGTCTGCACTACTGGGAAGTAGGAGATACTAATATTGATCTTGTTGAAGGTCAGGCTGAATATACTTTTTATAGAGCATCAGGTGATGGAACAAGTTCAACCACAGCAGGTGGAACCAGTGGATCTTCTACTTATGGAATTGCAGACATTCTTGAAGCTACTCTTAGATCTGACAGAGGAGATACTGATCAAGCTGATTCTGCTCTTACAAAAACAACACGAGCCACTTATTCTGGTTTAGCTAGTAAATTATCTAAAGGAACTCCTTCAAGATATTTTGTTCAAAGATTAATTGATAAGACAACTGTAACACTTTATCCAACTCCTGATGCATCCAATGCATCCAAAGATGTTCATATCTTTTTTGTAAAAAGAATTCAGGATGCCGATTCAACTTACACCGATGCAACAGACACTCCTTATAGATTCATACCTAGTATGACATCAGGATTAGCATTTTATTTAAGTCAAAAATATGCTCCACAAAGAAGTCAGGAATTAAAATTATACTACGAAGACGAATTGGCACGTGCTTTAGCAGAAGACGGATCTGCTGCAAGCACTTATATAACCCCGAAGAATTATTATCCGAATATATAACATGACTAAAACATACAGTGGATATAAAAAAGGAGAATTAAAGCATGCTGGCTTAAGCAAAAGCAGATTAGAAGAATTGTCTACATTACATCCTGAATTAGCGGAAGAAATTAAAGAGATTTTAAAAAAAATGGAATATAGTAGTGGTGGTAGTGTTGGTAAACCTTTAGGAGCAGGAGGAAAAGTTAAATAATGGCATTTTCAAGAGGAAAACATTCAAAAGCAATATCAGATAGAAGTGGAATGGCATTTCCATACAGTGAAATGGTTAAGGAATGGAATGGAATGCTGGTTCATATTTCTGAATATGAATCTAAACAACCACAATTAGATGTAGAGGGAAAAGGAAGCGATCCTCAAGCTCTACAGGATGCAAGAACTGATCGGACAGAAAATGCTGTCGCAACATTAATGCCCCATGATCCGTTTACCACGTACGCTACTTCATCAGGCATAATCAATGTTAATTATCCAAGTCATGGATTGACCAATGGAAATACGTACAGGTTCCGTGGATCACCGACCGTGTCCAATGGTTCAGGAGGCTATGCGGATCCAACAACTTTTGATGGCATTGCAGGCTCCAATATTGCAAAAGCCGCAGGTTATGCTATTACTACAGGCAAGTATGTAAGCGGTTCTAGAGATACGGATTTTACCAGTGATTGGTTTTATTTTACTGTCGATACGAGCACGGCTACAACAGGAGGAATAACAGGAGGAGGGTTTCCGGTCTCAGTTGGACCAGCGACTCTATCAGCATAATGGCAGGATTTACTCATACAACACTTACAACAGCAATCTTAAATTATACGGAAGTTGGTACTTCTGTATTATCGAGTACGATTACCAATCAATTTATAGATAATTCAGAACTTAGAATTTTAAGAGATGTGCCTATCGATGCAGATCGAAAAGAACTTATAGGAAATTTAGTGGCTTCGAAAGATAATGTAAATGTTCCTGCTGGAACTTTATTTGTAAGAGGTATTCAGGTTTATACTTCAGCTACAGCGGCAACAGGGGCCAATAGCTGGTTAATCAAAAAAGATGTCAGTTATTTAAGAGAGTATGATGCAGCTGAAACGACTACTGGAACTCCAAAATATTATGCAATGTCCGGAGGAGCAACAGGACTAGGAGCAGCTTCTTCAGGAAGAATTAC